AGAGGAACGGATTCAACATCTGAGCCTGTATCTTTAGCAGAAGCAAAGGCACACCTTAGAGTTTCTCACACAGATGATGATGCTTATATATCGACACTCATAACTGCTTGCAGACAAAGCCTTGAAATTTCCACAAGAAGAAGCTTAGGAGCATCTCAGGTTTATTCTACTTACTACACAGAATTTCCAACAACCTATTTCAAGTTAAGAATACCGAACCCACCTTTGGTTTCCTTTACTCATTTAAAATACTACAACAATCAAAACATTCTAACAACAGTTGACGCTAATCATTATGTCGTAGAACAAGCAGGATCAGGAGTTGCTTATTTAGCCATGAAGGACGGATTCTCAATGCCTACTTTAACAAAGTCAAGAGTCGCCCCTGTAGTCGCTACATTTAGTGCAGGGTACACAACATTGCCGAAGCCATTACATCAAGCAATACTAATGCTAGTGGCTCACTATTACGACACAAGAGAGCCAATATCTTTTGGAGACATACCCCATAAGATTGCAAGAACTGTAGACTTTATCAGCGAACAATACAAAATAAGAAAATTTTAAAAATGGAAGAACAACTTTTAACACACGCAAAAATTTGGGGAACAATAGCAGTCGTCAACATTACATCAACAGGAATGGATGATTACAATGTTCTAGCTAGTATTTTTGTTCAGGTATGTGGTGGGATTGCATCACTTTCTGTAGCGTGGTGGCACATATATAAGAAAAGCAAAAAATGAGCAAAGAAGATACAGACTTTAAGATTGGAGAGGGAACAGATATAACTATTCCTTTACGCAATCTTTTGGCTATTATCTTTGGAGTAGCAATAGCCGTTATAGGTTATTTTGGAATTGATGAAAGGATCATGATGCTTGAACACGAACAAAAGCAAAACAAGTCCTATATACAAGCAAACAAAAATTGGATAAACGATTGGGAATCCGATGGGATATTACCATTAGATGTTGAGCAAAATATGAGAATTGATTTCCTAGAATGGAAATTTGAAAAGATGGGATTTTAAAATGAACGAATTAATATCATTATTTATGGGAACAGGCGTAGGTGCATTGACTAAAGTCATTGGTTTATTTGTTTCAAGTAGCGTGCAGATGAATAAAGCACAACTTGAAGCCAACCAAGTGAATCAAAAACTTGCAGACGATTCAGCAGACAGGGCATCCGACAGAGGTGGTCAATGGGTAAGAAGATTAATTGTAATAGTTTGTTTATTTGGAGTCGTGGTAGTGCCTTTCATTATGGCATTTATGGAAGCAGGAGTGACAGTCAGCAAAGAAAAAAGCTTTCTATTCTTTGAATGGGAATCTTGGAAGACATTAGGTGGCTTTGTTATTTTACCTGAAATTAGAACAACGCTAATAGCAATCGTGGGCTACTACTTTGGTAGTTCAGCAATCAAACAATAATTATGAAATGTAAAACTTGTTGTATTTGTTTATGCAAAAAAAAGATAAAAACAAAAATAGTTAATTTAAAAAATAACATTATTAATAAAATAAAAAGAATTTTTAAGTGAAAAGAATTGGAAAATTAGATAGGAAAATAACTCTTGTTAGCAAAAGCATTACTGAATCTGCTACAGGGAGAGGTGCATTTGGAGAGATAGAAGAAAGCTCTGCAAATGTTAGCTTGTCTGAAGTTCCATTATTTGCCGAAGTTATTGAATTTGCAGGAACTGAAAGAACAGTTAATGGCAAAGAAGTAGCAGTCAGCAAAGCAAAGTTTAGGATTAGACACAGAGCAGTTAATCCAAGGGATTCCATAACATACAACGGAAGAAGTTTTGACATCTTGCATATTGAGCCAAACCAAGAATCAAGAGATGATTCATTAACAATATTAGCAGAGGAGGTTGTATGATTAAAACTGAAATTGTATTTGATAAACTTTCTCTTAAAACATCTCTCAACAATCTAAAAAGATTTGAAACAAGATTGGTTAAAAAAGAATTACGCAAGATTGTAAAAGAAACAGGAAACATATTGCTCGAAGAAATCAAAGCATCGACTCCTGTTGATACAGGCGACCTTAAAAGAAACATTCGCCAAAAGGTTAGAGTCCCAAAGAACAGAGGAGGGATTCATTCTTTGATCGGAGCTAAATGGATACAAGGCGATGAGAACCCATACATAAAATTTTGGTCATTGAACCCAAGTAAGAACAGGGGAGCAGAGGGCAAAAGATTAAGAGGAGCAAAAAGCTTTGGGTTTGCAATGGATGCAGTAAACAGAAAAAGAAAATCAGCAGAGAATTATTTCTATAAGGAAATGCGTAACTTAGTTGGGAGATTCAAATGACACCTTATAAAGCATTGGCAACATACTTGCAGTCAAGCACAGTTCAGAATCAATTCGATTCAGCGTTTGAGTTCTACCCAATACAAGCACCACAAAGGCAGTCGCTTAACAATGCAAACTTTTCTATTTTTACTATGAAAGAAGACACACCTGAAACTGAATTTGGTGGTGGATTTTCAAATGGCAGAATGGTTGTGGAGTTTGATTTTTTCTCTAACTCACTAGCAACTATTGATTCAAATATAAATACTTTTAAAACAATTTTTGTAGGACAATCCATCTTGTTGGATTCGACTATTGAAATGGCTTATGCTGATACCTCTAATGAGTTTGACGCATATGAAGACAACAATAAACTATGGATAAGGTCTTTAGATTTATCCTTAAAATATATAATAAAATAAAATTATGGCAGAAAAAGCATACGGATTAACATTCAGCTATCAACACGGAGCAGATTCAACATATGACGCTCTTGGTGGAATTACTGATTTGTCTCCTCCTTCTGTAACTAAGGACACAATCGAGGTTACAAGTCACGGAGATAGTGGAATCAGAAAATACATAGGTGGTCTTGTCGATTTTGGCGAGGTATCTATTACAGTAAACTATAACCCTGATGATACTGCACACGCTAATTTTAGAACCCTAGCTGAGACACCTAATGATGTCGCTGACGCTACAGATACAGGTTTTAAAATTACTTATGCAGACACAGGTGCAACAGTTCTAACATTCAACGGAATCGTAACAGGTTTCGAGCAAGAAGCTCCTATCGATGGACAGCTTTCAGCAACTATTACAATTAAAGTCTCAGGTTCAGTAACCAAGGCTTAACACCTTTGCTAGACAAGGGGGTAAAACCCCTTCGTCTTGGCATTAAAAAGTATTAAATAAAATTATGGCAAAAAAAGCATACGGAACAGTAGTAAGAATTGCAACATCAGCAAATGGTACATATGTAACTCTTACTGACATTATTGATATTTCACTACCAAGCATAACCAAAGACAGTTACGAGATAACAAACATTAATACTGATTTAGGAATTAAAAAGTATAATGGTGGTTTGGTGGATACAGGCGAATTGAGCTTTACGACACTTGGATATGTTGATGAAAATCAAATAGACTCTACAAATATGCAACACACTTTTGAAAGTTTATTAACAAACGACACTACAATTTATGTTCAATATTCCACACCTGATGACAATACATATTTTCAGGCTTCAGGAATAGTCATAAATGTAGCTGACACTTTCGCTATTGATGATGTAATTAAAAAAGAAATAACAATCAAGCTTACATCTAATATAACACAAATAGGATAAAATAATTAAGGAAATAAATTATGGCAAAGATCACATACAAAGGAGAAGAAAAGGACATTAAAGTCGATAACAAAGCAATAATGCTTTTTGAAATTAACGGAGGCAATATATCAGATTTTGACACTAAGCCTATCGCTAGTTCAATATCATTAGCTTGTGCCTGTCTAGGGCTCACAGGAGACCCCCTAGAACACGCTAACGACTTACCACCGATGGCAGAGCTTGCTGAGTCAATCAAAGAGGCTATGGCAGAGAGTGGCTTATCAGGGGAAACATCGGAAAAAAAAGGCAATGGCTAGAGCAAATCGCTTTAGCCCAAATTGCTTGGGGTATAACCAAAGAAGAATTTTTAAAATTACAATATAACGAACTTGAAGCATTTGATTATATTTACAACAAACTAGAAAGGAGAAAGGATTATCGTTTCGCTCAAATCTGTTACATATTAGCTGAAGTAAATCGAGGCAAGAAAGGGAAACCTTATTCAATCGAAGACTTTATGCCGAAAGAAAAGAAATATGAAAAAGATATTATGAACGATGTGCAGAAATTTGCAGGTATGCTGAAAATGTATTATGGCTAAAACAACACTAGGTAGTTTAAACTTTAACATCGTAGCAAAGACAAAGGGCTTTGTTGCTGATTTAAATAAAGCAAAAAGAAAATTAAACGCTTTCGGAAGGAGTGCTAATTCGATTGGTAAATCAGTCGGCATAGGGCTTGGAGTTCCTTTAGCGACAATAGGTGCAACATCTGTTAGAACTTTTGCGTCATTCGAGCAATCAATGGCTAAAGTAAAGGCGATCTCAGGTGCAACCATAAAAGAGTTTTCTGAACTTTCTAAAAGTGCCAAATTACTAGGAGCAACCACACGATTTACCTCCTCCGAAGTTGCAGAATTGCAATTAAATTTCTCTAAATTAGGATTAACTCCTGAACAAATAAACAAGGTTACTGCTTCGACATTAGACCTAGCACTTGCCACAGGAGAAGACCTTGCAGAGTCTGCAAGAGTTAGTGCTTCCACGATGAAAGGCTTTGGCTTAGAGGCTTCTGAAATGGGTACTATTACTGATGTAATGGCTAAGTCATTCAGCTCATCTGCGTTAGACCTTGAAAGGTTTAGTGTAGGTATGCGTAACGCTCAAGTTTCATCAAGACTTGCAGGGTTTAGCTTACAAGAAACAACTGCTATGTTAGCAACTTTGGTTGACACAGGTGCAGATGCTTCAAAGTCAGGCACGGATTTAAGGACGATCTTCCTCACAATGGCTGAGAAGGGAATGACCTTTAAAGAAATGTTAGATAAGGTGAACAACTCATCTAATAAAAACGCAACTGCCTTAGAACTAGTCGGCAAACGAGCCCAAGGGGCTTTAGTTACACTTTCTGAGAATGTCGAC